TATAATTCCATTGAATAAAGGAAATTTCTCAGAATTAGATTTCTTAGTTTTTTCTATTCTATCAGTATTTCTACTTTGTACGTATTTTTTGTGTTTTTTCCTTTTATTCATATACATAATGAGAACATTCTAAATAAGATATATATTATACCCATTATATTAATGTGGGATTTTAATTGTTTTATGTTTTTTCGACAATATATGAATTTTCTTAAATCTGCCGTAAAAAGGTCAATATTATTTTTAATTGAGCTAATAGAAAAATATGAATTTAGAAATATATACTTAGATGAAAATGATATATCAAAAAAAATAATTAAGTCCATAGATATAGATGATTATGAAATAGAAACAGACACAGGTTTTAAGCCGATTACCCAATTTCATATTACACAGCCTTATACCCTATGGAGAATTGAAACTGAATCTGGCAAATTTTTAGAGGGAGCTGATAAACATATAGTCTTTGATTCATTTATGAATGAGGTATTTATAAATAATTTAAGAATAGGACATTATATTCAAACGAAAGACGGAGCGGAAAAAGTAATCAAGATAGAAAAAACAAAGTCTAAAGTTTCAATGTGTGATATTACTGTAGATTCTGAAGATCATAGATTCTATTCGAATGATATTCTTTCTCATAATACAACAACTATTTCTGCTTTCTTTGCTTGGTATCTTTGCTTTCATACAGACAGAAACTTGGCAATACTGGCGAATAAACAGGCCACAGCGATAGAAATAGTCAGAAAGGTAAGTGAAGTGTTTAAGGGATTACCATATTTTCTAAAACCCGGAATTGAAAGTATTGGGGCTTTAGGAATGAGATTAGATAATGGATGTATGTTAACTTCCCAGGCTACTACAGAAAGTGCTCAAATAGGTTTTACAATTCACGTACTATACATTGATGAGTTTGCTCATATTAGACCTACCGTCACAGGGCCTTTCTGGAGATCAGTTTATCCTACTTTAGCTTCTTCAAGGGTTTCTCAATGTATTATTTCATCTACTCCTAATGGAAAAGAAAATTTATTTTATGAGATATGGGATAAATCTGTCAGAGGAAAAAATACTTTTGTCAATAAAAGAGTTGATTATTGGGAATTTCCTGGTCATGATACCCCCGAATGGATTGAAGAAATAAAATCTAATTTTGGAGATGAATTTTTTGCTCAAGAGTTTGAACTTAAATTTGACGTCACAAGTAATTCACTTCTTTCTGCTTCACAATTGAAATGGTTAAAAAGACTCGGTGAAATTTATAAATATGAATTCATGGAACTTCATAAAACAGATTTAGATGATCTTTTGTATAGAAATTTAAGATGGAGATGCGATTTTGACCCCAATAAGGATATTGATAAAATAAACGATAGATTTATTATTTCTGTCGACATCGCTGAAGGCAAAGAGGAGGAGGAAGAGAAAGATAATGATTATAATATTGCATCAATTCACCAGGTTAAATTAAAAACTATACCCCAATTGAAAAAATTGAGACCTGATGAAAGACAAATTGAAAATCTTTTTAGAATGGAGCAGGTAGGGGTTTATCAAGATAATGTTCAAGATGAAACCGATTTAGCTAAAGTTTGTCAAGCTATAGTATTTGATCAATTAGAATCTAGATATGAAACTATTGTTAAGATGGTTGTAGAAATGAATTTTAATGGAAAAGCTTTTCTGAATAAATTTAAAGACCATGAGGATTATTATCCCGATCTTGTTATGAGATCATACCATACCGCACCGGTACCAGGTCAAAAAATGCCGCCTAAAAAAGCCGGGTTTAAAGTTAGAGGGGATAAAGATTATTTTTGCAAATTAGGGAAAAAATTAATCAAAGAAAAAACTATTGTACCAACAGATGAAAAAACATCTACAGAATTTGGAAGTTTTGGAAGGGTTAAAAGAGCCTGGAAAGGAATAGCTAGTCATGATGATTTAGCAATGTCAGAGCTTAATCTAGCAAGGATTTATGAAGAAAAAGATGAATATCAGGGATGGCTCTATGATTTTTTCGAAGGCCTTCCTGATAGTCCAGCTAAGAGATATGCTGGAAAATTAATGAATGAATTGGTAGATACAGAATCAGATATGTCTGATGGAATGTGGTCAGCATTATATTCCCAGGAGGAGGAAATTTCAGAGGAGGAGAGATTAAGGCAATTGCATCAAATATTTCAGGAAAATAGGCCTGAAAATGGCAATCCCTATCGTTCAGGCGGGTCATATGGCAGATAAGTCAAAATTAGGATTTTACAGTCATAATATATAAAGAAAAGAAATGTAAAGAAATACAAAGCATAAAAGAGCATTTCACTTTTTGAATAAATAATAAAAATAAGATATTTAATATGGCTAGTTTAGCATTAGATTTATCTCAATTTAAATCCGCTGGGGTTTATATAATAGAGGTCGACCAATCAGAAAGAATTACCGTAACTACTCAGGCCTTACGTTTATTACCAGGGTTTTCGGCCGTAGGACCTTATAATACCCCTGTATTCATTCGATCAACTCGAGATAGACAAAGATTCTATGGTGATGTAGATAGAAAACTAGAAAGAAAGGGATCTTTCTTCCAAAGATCTATTGACGTTTGTTTATTGCAATCACCAGTTTTTGCAATAAACCTAATTCAAACTAATAACACTCCGGATTCATCAACTAAAGATGTTGTTCAGATGTCTGCACTATCTTTGGATTCATCAGTTAGTGTTCAAGAACAAGATCTAGTTAATTTACCTGAAGATTTGTATGCAAATTTCTTCAATAGATCTAGATTTTGGGTACCTGATACAGAATATCTTCAGGGGGTTACTAATAATGAATATGGTATTCCTAATAATGAAAGTGCTCCATTATTTAATTTTGTAAACATCGGAACCAAACAATTATCATTTATAATCAGAAAGGCAACAACCCTTCAGGGATATAGCGTTTTAGCTAAAGACTGGTATGGAAATGCTACTAATATTCCATATGAATGGATTAGGCCGAATGACGTAATGAAAGATTATTTCGTTCAGGTAATTGCAATAGAAGGGAATTGGACAAATTATAATTCCCTATCAACTGATCCTTTATATTCTGAATATTTTAACAGTAAAGGACTTATTCCTTCTAGATTAAATGCATTTATAAATCTTCCTAATGTTAATTTAGCTGGATCCTGGACTGGTACGGTTATTCCTGAATTCAGGGATCAAACCGGAGCTCTTCAATCAATAGAAGATATAGTTAATGCAAGTGTTTCTATCACTGGAGTTCTTCTTAATGTTAACAAAGATGCATTAGATGAACTTATTTGGGATGAAAATGATGCACAGTGGGAAATAGGAGATGGCTCTTCAATATCGGCAGCTAATTATCAAGTAGATTTAGTTGGCCATAATCTAATTGATTATGGATCTGATCCTTCAGTAGGCATAGAAAAGAAATTTTTAAGTTATGACATTAGTATCAATGCAGCAGATTTTCACAATGATGTATCGGCTACTCAGATTGGAACTTCTGGAAAATCTTTTACCATAGATTCTTCTATTGATCAAAGATATATCACAATAGGAACATTGGTAAAGAAAGATACTCAAGGAGGATTGATTCCTCCAGGGGTTACATACATAACTTCCAAAATTTTCGATGGATCAACTTATCAGTATAGCACATCAGAACCAGTTTATGCATATGGAACTAATGGAACAGCTTTAACAATTACAAGCCAGCTTCCTATTGATGATCCGTCTGTAGCAACTCATTATAAATTCATCAAAATGGATGGATTATCAATTGTCAATAGACATTTGCCAGGATTTGACCTTAACGGATCTCCTAATGCTGAAGAAGGCGTAATTAAAATTTATGAAATGCTTTTCGATCAAGGAATCTTAAGGGGATTAACAAATCCCGATATGATTAATTATCGATACATTGTTGATACAATGGCATATGGATTGCAACCAAATTGTGGAGGTAAAGTTTATCTCTCTAGACTTGCAAAAGCTAGATCTAGAACTACCGCTATAATTAGCGTTCCCTCATTCAGACAATTAGCAGCTTCTCAAGATCCTTATTTCTCAGATACATTTGTTCCGGGAGTAGATCCAGTTCCTATTTTCAATACTGAATGGATACCTCAAGGGGGTAACCCGGATATGCCAAGATCATTTAGATTTACTCTTCCTGATGAAGATAACGGATCTAGATATACAGGATGTTTTGCTCCTTTCTTAAGATATCAAGAAAATGGAAAGAATCTTTATGTTCCACCAGCAGCGGATGTTTCTAACACCTATATACGTAAGTTTTTAGGCGGGGATCCCTATGCTATCGTAGCTAACCAGAATGGAATTATAAGCAACCCTCAATTAGCAGGGGTTGAATATATGATAGATCAAACCGATAGGGATTATCTAGAGCCAATGGGCATAAACTCTATAATAGAAAGACCCCAAACGGGTCAAATAATGATCTATGCTAATAGAACTTCATTTCAAAATATTAAGAGTGACTATAATTATCTTCACGTAAGAGAATTACTGAACACTATCGAAATACAGATATTTGAAATTCTTCAACAATATACTTTCCAATACAATACACCAGTAACTAGATTGAATATTGTCAATAGCATTACTCCAATCTTAGAAACTGCTAAGGACGCTGGAGCTCTTTATGATTATGAAGTAATCATGGATGATTCTAACAATACTAAAGATGTTATCGATGATGGATTTGGTATCTTAGATATTGGAGTTTGGGTAAATAAAGGAATGGAGAAAATTGTTACGCAAATTACTGTTAATAAACTCGGAGGAGTTAGCAGTGGAGGATTCGCATTACAATAAAATTTAGAAAATAAAATTTAGAAAAATGGCAGAAAATTTTAAAAGCCAAGGCACATTTGGACTATCGCATTTCAGAAACTCTAGAGCATCACAAGAGCTCTACGAACCAGTATACCAGAATCTTTTCACCATTCAGATCAGTATGCCTGCGGGTGTTGGGTCAACGGAGGAAAATACTAACTTGCTGTTGGAGAATGTGAGAAGTGTTGGCGGATTGGTTTCCAACTCCTTTCCAGATTCTCAAATAGAACAGAGATATAAATGGGCTATCAGAAGATATGCAGGTGCAATTCCATCTTCTACAACAATGGACATTACATTGGATTTTGAAGTAAATTTGGATAGAACTCCTAGTGCATACGTTTTGAAAACCCTTAGAAAATGGAATGACCTAGTTTATGACCCCCTAACGGGACGAACTGGAATAAAATCAGACTATGTTGCTCCATGGATGCTTATTACAATGTATGATAGAGCTGCTAGACCATTTTGGCAATGGAAATGTTATAACGTTTTTCCAATCTCTGCATTACCAGCTCCTGAACTTAATTATTCGGAAAGCACAGATGCTTATAGAATAAGCGGTTATACCATAGCATGCGACTATTGGGACGAGTCAATTGTATAAGAATTACGTAAATCATATCGAAAAGAGACTATTTTTAGTCTCTTTTTTAGTGTTAACGTGAATTTATATTTTAAAAACTTTTATCCTTCCCATTAGTTTCGTATGAGAGGAGAAGGGAATCCCATGTATGGTAGAACTGGAAAAAATTTCCCTATTTCCGGAATAAAACAATCACAAGAACACAAGGACAAAATCTCGAAATCCCACATGGGATTAATTTACGAAAAGAAAGAATGCCCTTATTGTGGAAAATTGGCAGATCCAGGAAATTTCAATAGATGGCACGGCGATAATTGTAAACGAAAATAATTACCATTCCTTCCTAATAAATTCCCCTAAATTCCTATCATAAACCCACCAATTTCCATCTTCTTTTATAGGAGTAGGTTCTTCTCCTATTTGGGATTCATAAAAGGGAAAATCAGGATATTTTTCAAAAAGATTTTCTTTTGAAATTTTCTGGATTTTTTCAACATTTTTTTCAACGACAATATACTCTGTTTCATTATATCCAGAAAGGAAAAATATTGCCCCGGCAAAAATAAAAATGAAAATTAAATAGATAGGGTGAACTTCGAATTTAATGGGATTCATAATTTTATTTTTTTATTTCTTTTAATATATCTTCAGTATGTTTATGAGCAAGATTCATTAATTTTTCTAAAATATGATCTTCTTTTTCCTCCCACATTTTATCCTCTCTGAATCCTAATTCTATAATTAGATTAATAAATCCCATCTCATTGATAGCATTTATTCTGGCTTTCAATGGGATATTTTTAAATACTTTTTCTATTATTTTGCTCATCCCGAATTTTTTGATTTATCCTATTTTTTTTTCTAAAATTTCTGAAACCTCTTCTTTTGTCATAATATTATTTCGAAAGAGTCTTTTCTGGATCGCTTCAATTAAATCCCCCGCATTTTTCATTTGATTCAATGCTTCTTTTTCCCTCTTTTTCATTTGATCCATTGTCAAATGCCATTCATGATTGTTTAAAGACAATAATAATCCCTGGGCAAAGAATGCTGTAATTGCAGAGATCCATGTAATTAGATATATCTCATATGTTAATGAAATAAACATGATGGATAATAAAGCTATAGATGGAATTGATAAGTAAAGATAAATTTATTTTCTCATGATTTTACATTATAAGTTTTGTTAAGAGTATCAAATATACAAAATAAATTTCAATAAAAAAAAATATATTTTAAAATATATTTATAAATATTTTAACCATTAAGTAAAACTTATATCCTTTTTTTAGTATAAGGATATATAACTATGAACAATTAAACTTTTACCATAATGGACAAATATCAGAACGAAGAAAATGTTAAAAAATTTATAGAGGAGCAAGAAAGAGGTCAGACAGATAGCTCAGATAACCCGGATGTTTTGGGCTCTCCTATTCAGGACACCAAAGGGGCCTCACTCCCATGGCAAAAAAAAGAGTCTCAGATTTCTGCAGGGAATCAAATAGGAGCTCAAAAAATAAATCTCTTAGACCTCCCATCTAAAGGAATGTTTTATCCGGATGGAACAGAAATAATTATCCGAGCAGCGACAGCTTCTGAAATTAGACATTGGTCTACTTTAGACGAGAAAGATCTTTCATCATTAGATGATATGCTCAATTATGTATTGGAAAGATGCGTTTCCATTAAATTTCCAGGAGGACATTCTTCGTGGAAAGATATAAAAGAGGTTGATAGATTTTATGTTATTCTAGCAGTTCATGAATATACCTTTATCAAGGGGGAAAATAAATTGCAAGTCAAAGTTTCTGAAACTAAGAAAATAGATGTTCAAAAAGAAATGGTTGATTATTTGACTATTGATGAAAAAATAATGAAATTCTATAATCCTGAAGCTAGATGTTTTGAAATAGATCTTAAGGATGGATCTTCCCCGTTCAAAATATCCCTTCCAACAGTAGGGGTCACTAATTGGCTTAAAAATTACGTTATACGTAAAAGACAACAAAATCAACCGATTGAAGAGGATTTCATTAATTTTGCTCCATTCGTTATATTAGATTGGAGGGGTCTGGGGGACCAAACATATCAAAAATATTTAATGGAAGGCGAAACCTGGAGTATCAAAAAAATCTCTGCATTGTCCTGGATTAAAGACAATTTCATTGAAGCAGTTGAACCTGTTGTTAAATACCAAGATGAGCAAGGAGGTGAGCGGCAGGTGCCGCTAAACTTTCAAGGGGGGATTAAATCTCTTTTCATTATTTCAAATCCGCTTGGATAATTGGGCAAAAATCGAATTTTTGTTCATGTATAAAATGCGGGTTCCTAAAGGAGAATTGAGAACCTGGGAATTCTGGGATATCGAACAAACTCTAGAACTTTGGCAAGAACAAATGCAAAAGGAAAAAGAGGAGAACGATAAACAACAAAAAGCTCAGGAGAAACAATATAAACAATCCCAACCAAAATATAGTAAGCCTTCAATGCCTTCTTCTAATTATGGTGGATTCAAGGTTCCTAAATAAGTCTAAAACAAAAAGGTGCTATCTAGATAGCACCTTTTTTTATTTTCGGAATATATAAAATAAATTTATAGTTTAGAATGGCCCAAACTTCCAATGAACTCCTAGGTGGAATTCTTATAACTCTTAAATCCATTGATGTAAAAATGAATGGTGGGGCGTCCAAAGATAAACCTGAATCTAGGAGGGGCGGAGCCAAAACTTCTATTTCAGGATCTATTGCCAGTATTTTTTCGAAGGCTGCCGATACTAAAACAGCCACAGGTGCAATTAAAGACATAGCTGGGATTGCTAAAAAAACAGATCCTAAGAAAATGGAGGCTTTTACATCAGCTATTGTATCATTCTCATCCGCATTGCCTGCTTTATCCTCCGGATTAAGTGATTTGAGTAAAATCAAGCAGAGAAGAGTTAATAGTGCAATCAGGACTCTTCAAAATCTATTTATGTTTATTGAGGATATGGGGGACAATCGATCCCAGAAAAAAATTAAAAGATCAATTTCTTCTATATGGGATATAGGGAAAGCTCTCAATAAAGTTGCAAAACCCTTAAATTCTATGGCTTTCTTCTTGCTTAAATTTGGATTAAGTATTCTTGGCTTTGCAGGATCATTAATTTTAGCCTCTTATATGTTAGGTAAAACTGAACCATTAGCTGCTATCGGGGTAATTGTGGGCGTAATAATTGGAATGGTAGGATTGATGATTTTACTCGGAAAAGCTGATAAATGGGTTAAGCCTGGTCGAAAAACGGTTGTCGGTATGGGGATAGCATTAATGGCCCTAGCTGCAGGCATGGTTTTCTTTATAGGTGCATTGTTAGTAATTCCTATGATGTTAGGCGAATCCGCAGACTATTTAGGGATGTTAAAAGCAGCAGGATTGATCGGATTGATTGTAGGGGGAACAGCTTTATTATTTGCTGGAATAGGATTATTTGATAAACACATTAAGAAAGGCGTAATGGTTGCTGGATGGTTAGCTTTAGGCTTAGTTGCTTTAGCAGGATCCGTTATTATTATAGCATTAGCTGCCCAAGCAATTTCAGCCATTGCTGGAATAGGAGCAGATGATCCAACTAAGAAGCAATCCTTATTTGGCATAGAAGTTCCGCCCTTTGTATATGGGCTGGGGGTTATGGGAAGTGTAATTTTAGGGGGATTAGCCTTATTTGCAATTTTAGGAATTCCTTATGTAGCGGGATTAGTTGCTACTGGCGTTGCGATTTCGATTGCTGCTGCAATAGGAATGATAGCTTTAGCTTGGTCGGTTAAAGAATTGTCTAAAATTGCTTCAGAATTAAGTGGAGAAGATGTAGCTGGAAATATTGAGATGCTTATCTCAGGAACTTTCATTGGATTTGCTAATGGAGTAATGTTAGGCTTAATGGGTAGAAAGCCTACAGGAACTTTAGATGCTCTTAAATTAGCAGCTATGGTTCCAGCTAGAACAGCAGCGATCCTAGGCGGGATAGTCTTACTTTCAGGCGTAGCTATTTCCCTATCTTTATTTGCATTATCTTTAAGAGCATTCCAAAAAGTTGGTTCGATTATTCCAATTGTGGGTCATGATGCAGATGGAAAACCTATTTACGGGCCGGGTGTTTCCGTAGCTATCGTTGCTGAAAATATTGCAACTTCGATTTCAGTATTTTTCAATACACTTGGTGATTTATTCGGACCAGGAGGGGAAGCAATAATCGATCCTAAAAAATTAGATGATGTTGTTAGAATTTTAATGGGTTCTGGAGGATTTTCATTACTTGGTGTCCCCATTGTTAGAACTGGTCCTAATTTAATGGATGCACTTTATGGATTTGGAGAAACTCTTCAATATTGGGGACAATTTGGAGCTGATGGAAGAATATCAATGGGGACTAATGCTGAAGGAAAACCAATCCAAGGTCCTAAAGTAGCTGATGTTGCTAAAACAATAGCTGAGACTTTGGGTTCTTTTATGAGAGGATTATCCTCTGAATTGATCGATATGGATGAAAGCTTAGCTGATAAAAGTGTTCAGGTTTCATATATTCTTTTAGGCAAGAAAAATACAGGACTTCTTGGATGGTTAGGAAATGTGACGGGAATAACTAGGGATAGACCAGGTATATTAGAACCGGTTTCTAAATTTGGCGAGATAATTCAACAATTTGCTTCTGGTAAATACATAAAAGGCTATAAATCTGATGGAACCCCTGAATATGAAAACATAGATTATAAAAAAACTGCAGATAATATTGTTAAAGGGATTCAGGATTTTACAAAATCATTAGCAGATGGATTAACAAAAACGGAGGCGGGAGGATATGACTATGGAAAAAATGCTCTGAAAGCCGGAGAATTTTTAGAGGACTTTGAGAATTTATTTTCAGGATTGGAAAAATTATCTAACGCACAATCAGGTATGGATAAATTAGCTATTTCCCTAAATAGCGTTGGCTCCGGTATAGGACTAATTGCTGAAAATCTAAATATGCTAGATGCGGATAAATTTTCTAAAGTTGCTTCTACAACTGCAGCATATCAAGAAAAAACTGCAGATCTTCCTCCTTTAGATAATAAAGGGGGTAGTACCTCGTCTGGCTCAAATAGGGGACGTCAGGGCAACGAACCCAATTGGGACGATATATCAACTATGATTGGTCAACAAGTTGGTCAGCAAGTTAGTGCTGCGTTATCGTCAGGTCAGTTCAAATTCAATTTCCAAAGTCCTACAGGCGGTGTTATGACGTTAGAACCTGATTAAAAAATTTCTTTTCTACTTTTAGACGAAATAAAGAAGGATGCTAAGAAATCCATAAAACCTTTATATTTTTCATATTTTTTATTTGATTGGGTTATATCGTTTACTTTTGATCCTTGAGTTACGAATTCATCCAGTTCCTCCTGCATTGTCATTCTTCTATTTACTTGTTTCTGTAAAGCAGAAATAGTTTTATCGAAAAGATATTGATAAGGATTCCATCTACCGCAAAGTAAATTATCCGGGGTTTCAATGCTATAATCTTTTGAAGTAGAAAAGTTTCTAACTTTTTCCAAAACATCATAATTAACCAGATTAGCCAAAATTTGAGATGGGGTTGCTTCTGTAGGCATTTCAGCAAGAAAACGATTTAACATGCCCTTTTTAAACTGATAGTTTCCATAAGATGAAAAATAATTTCCTATGAAGGTTAAAACGTTAACCGGAGTATTGAGATCATTCCTTACCTTTTCATCCGAAATTGATTTACCGTTACATGTGATAGCCATATCTATTATTTTTGTTGCATAGCAAATATACGAATAAAATTCTCAATATAAAAAAAACTTTTTTACTTTCTTCCATATAATTTATGTTAACTTATAAATATTTTATATGAAACAATATCACGACTTATTAAATGAAATTCTAGAAGAAGGAACATATAAAGAACCTGCTAGGGAGAACATGCCCACAACTACATCCTTATTTGGATACCAAATGGATCCATTCAATTTAGAAAAAGGATTTCCCATTCTAACAACAAAGAAAGTAAATTTTAAACATATAGTCACTGAGCTTCTTTGGTTTCTCCGGGGAGATACAAATGTCAAATTTTTAAACGATAATGGAGTAAGAATATGGAATCAAGATTCTTATAATTACTACAAAAAAGTAGTTAAAAATTCCAATCTTTCATGGGAAGAATTTGAATCAATACTTAAAGGACCAAGGGATTTTGAGGAAGAGGGATCTATGTTTTATAAATATGGCGATTGTGGATATCAATATGGTAAAGTTTGGAGGGATTTTAATGGGGTCGATCAAATTTCAAGATTAATTGATAATCTTAGAAATAGTCCGGAAGGAAGAAGACATGTTATAACAGCAGTAGATCCTCGTCATGATGATCAGCTAGCTCTATACTGGTGCCATTCAATGTTTCAATTCAATGCAAGACCTATTCCTATCAAAGAAAGGATTTTAAAATCTATAAAGGAAAATAAATGTCCGTTCGATATTCCCCTAAGAGGAGTTAATATTAATGATGCACCTATAATTATAGGAATGGGGGATGTCTATGGATTTATTAGAATAAATAACATCCCAGCTTTACATAAAAAACTTGACGAAATTAATATTCCTAAATATTATTTGGATTGCAAAATGTACCAGCGCTCGGCCGATTCCTTCTTAGGGGTTCCCTATAATATATCAAGTTATGCTTTATTAACATCTTTGATTGCAGAATTAGTTAACATGGTTCCTGGAAAATATATACACACATTCGGGGACGTTCATATCTATAGTAATCATATGGATCAGGTTAATGAAATATTAGGAAACGACGTTAATAAATATTCCTTGCCAAATTTAGAATTCTCAGATAATTTTTTATCATCTATGAAAGATTTTAATGATAGCAAATTAGATTTTGACGAATTTATCCGTCAAATTGGAACTAGCGATATATATCTAGAAGGATATCAAAGTTATAAACTTATTAAAGCCGAATTAAGCACAGGCATCAAAAAATGAAAAACCCACAAAATTTATTTGATCGAGCAGGGGATTATGATCCCGATTTTTCATATCTAGATTATTAAACCCCTATAAATGAAACCAATATGGCCATAAAAAAACTTAGTTTAACGATAAATGCGTTCGACGCATCAGAGCATTTAGAACCTCTCATTTCTGAAATAAGAAATGAGGTTCAACATATTGCAGCAATTTATCAAAAGAAATCTTACTGGAAAAATCCAATGGATCCTTCGGATATGGAGGAACTATATAGATTGCATAAATTGGGACTAATAGATGAATTGATAGAATTTAAGCCTAATTTCACAAAATATGCTAGGGAGCAAGAATGTGATAAAAGGAATATGGGGATTGAATTAATGAAAGCCAATGGGTCTTCTCATGTTTTGAATCTAGATGCAGATGAGTACTATAATCTATCCGATTTTAAAAATGCCAAAAAAATAATTAATGAAAAGGGATATCCTATTACATATTGTTCTTATGTCAACTATTTTAGAGACTTTGAGCATTATTTAGTTTATCCTTTTAGACCACTTGTGAATTTTATACATTCAACATATTTCAACTATACGTACAACGGGCCAGCACCAGGCCCCACAGATCCGACGAGGAGAATAAATAATCCCATGAATATAGGAACTTATGTTTTTACAGATGATGAAATTCGTATGCAGCATCTAGCTTGGGTAAGAAAGGATATTAGAAAAAAATTAGAAAACTGGTCAGCCAAAAATCATTTTCCGGACGAATTAATTAATAAAGCTGTTAAGAGATGGGAAAATTGGAAAGAGGGGGAAGACGCCATTATGCTATTTAATGTTCCTGATAATTCAGTCAAAGTCAAAAAGCTAGAAAAAAGAATATGTAATATTAAAGTTGATTGGATAGAAAATAATATGAATGAATGGAAGAAAAAAAATTCATATATTTAATATTAAATAAGATGTTGGGCTCTAATGGATCCCAACATCTGTAATACTCATATTCCATATGAAATCATATCGAGGATTTTTCTTTTGTGCTGCTTCGCCAAATAATCTAAATTGGTCAGACATTTCTTCAATCTCTTCTGCAGAAAAGGTTTCAGAAATATAAAAAGATCTGCTGTTAGAATATCTTTGCCATCCACATAAAATGAGGGTTTCATCATCAGTATCTTCTGGCGCATGATACCAGTCATGATCTATAATCCCATCTCTATAAAGAACATTTAACATTTCTGAGTGTGTTGTATCAGCATTGTCTGCGACATAAATATTTCCATCTAAATCACTTATAGCTCTATTCCCTATTCCCATACGTTTAATAGAAGGAGGATTTTTATAGATTTCTATTTCTGTATGAGACCATTTTCCCATATATTTAGAAACTAAGGATTCATATGTAGCATTCCATCTATCAAAATTTAATGATTCCCTAACTATCATTTTTTGATCAAAATTATCTAATTTACCAATGAAACTTTCTACTGTCGGAGTATCTGGGGATACTCCCTGCCCAAATGAATCGGGTCCTTCAGGTTCTGCTTTCCAAATAAATGCAGTTGTAGGATCTATCTTCCATTTAGTGGAAGTTTCTGGATCTAATATTAAATACCATTTAACATTATTTTCAAAGTCCTGTTCAGCCTTAAGAACTTGACCTATCATATGTTTATCCTTTCCTAATACTTTCCCTTTTATAATACTTCCAATGTGTATAATCTCATGATCCAATTGATCGCTAGCCGCTGGCTCTAAAGTTTTGTTTAGTGGCTTAATGCTATAGGTATACATAACGTTAGGACCGCTTCCACTATTGCTTCCAAAGCCAAATCCTCTACCGGTGAATCTTCCCCCCATGGAGGGAGATCCGAATGATCTTCCCCATCCTCCTCCCCATGTGGCATATCCTGCTCCCCCTGCACCTGATTCTTTCAATGTATCTTTTATTGTTTTTGCTTTCATTATAGATTATCTCTTATTAATTGTTTATACAAATACCATATATTGAACAGAAACCGAGAATGTATGTGGATTATAGATATAAAATCCATCCAATAAATTTTTATATTGTGACATATCCGGAGCTGTTGTCCATGCATATAAATCCCCAACTTTATTCCATAAATTATTATCGTTGACCCAGTTTAGATAATCCCCTGCACTTATAACTCCGTCTATAGAACATCCACTTAATCCGACGTCTAATGCTTTAAGTGATTTACTATAATAAATAGAGGTATCAAAGGATATGGACGAATCTACAGAAATAGAAGCATCGACCATAATAGTTCTTGTATCATATTCTACAGATTGATCAAATATACAATTATAAGTTGTGCATCCTATTAATGAAGAATCCATTAAATAACAATTATAAAGAGAGCTATCTGAAATAGTAGTATTATTAAATGATGAATCCCAAATTATTGAAGTGTTTATGTTTACTCTCCAAGCAGATGAATCTAATGGAAGAGTATCATCATCCATTACATATAATTTTTCTCCGGTGCTAGCATTTGTTATTAATACATAAACATTAGACCATGAATTTATAATTGAGGAATTAGAAACACTCGTATCCTGATTAAAAGTTCCCCCATCAATTGATGAATCCCAGATCTTTGATAAAACCAATTCTGAATTTATAATGACCGAATTATATAGAGAAGAATCTTCTACAGAGACCATATCTATTTGAACAATCCCCGCCGAATTAAATATAGAAGAATCCTGTATTGGTAAATTCTGATATATTAATGAATTATGAATCTGTGAATCTTTTACAGATGAGTTACTATTTGAACCTAAAATGGCCTTAGTAATATATGAATTATTTAAAATAGGCTCAAATATTGAACAATCTTCTATATAAACATTATATCCATTTATTCCAGCAGTTGAACTATAAATAGAAGAATCTGCTAAATTAATAGTTTTATTAGATGCTTGTATATTTGTAAACTTAGAGTCCTGACCTGTTAAATATAGATTTGTTACAGTATTAAAATTTAAACTAGACACATCATAATATTGGAATTCTGCCCCAAAAGATGGGGGATTAAATCCAACATTATAAACGGTATTATATGAGCTAGGATCTCCTAAAAATTTAAAGGTAGATCCATCTAATGTTCCTCCTGATACATCAGTTCGTAAAAATGTTGTATCAGAAACTGAAGTTGAATTTATAACAGTACTATCTTCGAGTTTTCCTGCTAGAATAGAATCAAATATCGTAGAATTCTTTGCATTAAAACTTTGCAAATATGAATCGTAAATATTAACGTTAGAAAAATAATTATTGTCATTAACTCCACCGGTTGATGAATTCATCATAGCCCCGTAGTACATAGAGTTAGGAGCTAATATATCGTTGAATACGGAATTTAAAACAGATGAATCTAGTATAGTCACATTAGAAATAACGGAAGATCCATCAATAACTATATTTGGTCCTAAAGTTATAGAACCATCAATGATAGTAAATGAAGAAATACTAACATCATAATTTGAAGATACATCCAAAATGCTGACATCATCTACAATAATAGGTTTAGTGCCTAAAATAGCGTTAGCGTCATAAGCAATAGTTAGTAAACAACTAACATCTGAATTAAAGGTTAAGGTAATAGGTTCATAAATAGTGACTGGAGAAGTAGCATGATTAACTAAAATCCATTTATCTGCTGGACAAATAGTACCGCTAGGACCTTCTACAGGATAAGTAGGCTTAAGAAAAACCCCTTGAGAAGCACTATTAGGATATTTTGCAAAAGGTACATTTAAGGCTTCATTCTCCACTAATACATAACTTTGTTGAACTCTTTGTCCATTAACTATATAAGGGGGGAATGGCGAATTAGAATCCTGTGATGCATCGATAACATTCAATACAACATTAGTAATTTTAAAATCATATCCCAATTGAGTCCCGCTAAATGTAAGAGAACTAGGATCATATGAAGAACTAGTTAGAATATTTTTTGCACCAAATGTAATATCTAGACTAGTAGGTAAATCTATATTTTGTGAATAATTTCCTGATCCATCAATTTGTGCATAAGTAAAAGAAAAACCTGAATAATAGTTAATAGAAAGATCTACATCTAGATAATAAGAGTCCAAATCCGGATTCAATGAATTTAAATTTGGAATAGTAAATCCCTGTGTCCTAGTAGCTAATCCCTTGGTTAACCCCTGGACAAAAATAACTTCACCCGCTCCAATTTTTTGAGTTTGTTGGTTCCAACTAGTTGTTGGAATAGAAAATTTGCTGAAATCCATTTTATTTAGAATTTCACTTCCTGAAATTATACCTATTCCTTTATCTATGAATTCAACTTTATTGATTCCTGAATCCCCTGCACAAGGAGATGCTCCTGGAACAACATAATTACCTGTATTGTTATTAAATAAATCGCATGTCATGCCTTATTTACACTTATTTTATTTATTTATTCAATTTTTAAAAAGAGGGTTAGCCTTTTATGATAAGTCCATATCTTTTACAAATAGATTATACTCATCCTGTCTTCTTCTTTTTAATCCTGGGAATCTTTCACTTATTTTTGTAGTTTTTATCTTATTAGCAGCTTTGAGAATATCCCCCTCATTTTCTAACCCAGTGTTTTTTAATTGTGCTATAAAATTAGTGTTGGCTAATCCCCTATTCCCCATATTGTATGACATAGAAACCATGGAATCAAACATTCCTTGCGATATATCATTGGGATCTAACCCTTCTTTTGACCAATCGGCCAACATTCTTTTTACCCCATTTTCCTTAACCTTTATGTCCTGACGAAAAAATGATTCCGCTTCTTCTTTCGTTATTGTAGTAATACCAGGAATCATTTTAGTATTGTTAGCACGTTCTGCATGACCCCATCCTATAGTTACCATTTTATCACCTAAAGCATAAGCAGTAAGCCTTAGAGATTCATGTTTTTTTATTATTTTTAAAGCATCCTCTGAAGTTTTAAATTGTTTAATTTTAACCATATAATTCCTTTTTGAATCATTTAGGTATTTAACCATTAAATCCTGGGGTGTAATATTATCCTCTATTTGAGAAATTGAAGATAATTTATCTATTTTTGGAGAAAAGTTTTTCAGATTAAATGTTGGATTTCCCCCCGAAGAAATAGCTAATAAAATAAGTAAAGCTGCTATTCCTCTTCTACCTTGACCCTTACTTCTATTGAATTTTCCAATTAAATTTTGAAAAGTCCTAGAAGGATTTTTTATTTTAGATACAATGGATTTAAGAGAGTCAAGGCTAACTCCTTCGTTTAGATTTTCAAATAATAATTCTTCATAATAAGAATCATGATAATCTACATAAGATTCATAAACAATTTTTTTCATAAAAAAGAGGATAACTTTTTATATTTATCCTCTTTTCAATTATATTCTATCCCAATTTTTCCGATTCCTAGAAACCGGTAAGCCGTATTTATCCATAGGAGGTTTTTCGATTGCTTTTACATCTACTACTTCGACCCCATTTTTTATTTCTCCAACATAATTATCTTTTTCCTTAAATAAATCCCCCTCCTTAATTTTATTAAGTATTTTCTGTCCTCTAGAAGGCTTCTTTAGTTCTTCTATATCTAAAACCCCTCTTTCAGTAGATGGCTGTTTTTGAATCTCCTCAACGATTTCAGATCCCTTTGATTTTTTGTGGAGCTCTTCAAAAGAATCGGAAGGATTAATTTTTATTTTGGAGTCTTCTGACACCTCCTTATCGGAGACCCCTATGCTTTTTTTGACGCAGTAGGCTTTTCTCGGGTACCAATAAATTTTCCTTTATTGAAAACTTTCCCATCGTCATCAATAAATTCCTTTTTAAGATGCCATCCTCTAGGCTTATTAACTGGTTCTATTTTTATTTCATCTGATTCATTAGTACTATTGTCAGCTTCTTCAATTGAAATAGCATCTTTCTTTTTTTCAGGTTCATCATTAATTACTTCATTAACCCTATCTAATAATTCATTTGAATCCGAAAAATTAATAGAATTATCAGATAATTCTCCACCTAATTGTATTGGCTGATCATCATCTTGTATACCATTCCCGGTATTTGCTTCGCCAATTTCTTCCTCCTCATAATATTCTTCTTCCTCCTGATAATATTCCAAATCTACATCACCTCTCATGAGTTTGATATTATCAACTACTAATGCGGTTAATCCCAAAGCAACTACCGGTAAAAGAGCCCCTTGAATCCAAGCAATTGTAATTTTATACATTTCCGATCCATCAGCCTGAAACCAAAATAAAATAGATCTTTGCCAATAGGCCCAGTCATTATTGCCCGCTCCGTCCATATACTTGAAGGTGGCATAAACGTTAGCAGAAATTTGAACTGCAGTCAATAAAATCATCATAGCCCAAGCTAAGATTCTATTTTTATGATGAGTCATTAATAATGCAAAAAGAACTGCTGCTTGCCCCAATTCATATCCTATACCTAATAAAATGGATAATATTTTATTATTTCCAATTCCAAAAAATGATATAGCATGTAATGTTGAAACAGAAGCTATTAATAAATATAGTATTGTAAAGGTAATTATTAAAGCCCAGTAGGTTTTCTTTACCCATTTATTATCTTTAATCATGTTTTATTCTATTTTTAGTTGTATCTGCTTTAATTTCGATTGTCGTATTCTGTCGAATTTTTTGGGCTGTTTCCTGTATAGCTTTTGCTCTTCTATCGGCTTCTTCAGCTTTAACCCCAGCCAGTTTTAGTCCATATGATTGTTCTTGGATAACGCCTTGCGCATCATCTAACAAAGACTGAAGATCTAAAATTTGTTGATCCTTAGCTCCATAAATGGAATCTCTTTCGACTATCAAATCTTTTTGTTCAAATTCTAGGGAAGTGGTATTAATACATCCCCTCATAGATTGTCCTAAAAATAAAACTAAAAAAGAAATAGCTATCCATCTTAAGTTTTTTTCTATCCAGGATTTTTCTTTTTTCTGAAGTACTCTCGATTTTGGCTTCTTTTTTTCTAAAGGCGGGGATATCCTCCTATAATTATTATCCCCTGGTTTTGTTTGTCTATCCATAAATACACATTATTTTATTTATATATATTTTATACTAAAAAAAGGGTCAAAGTTTTAATCTTGACCCTTTGTTCCAAAATATGCTAATTTGGAAAACACATTCGATTTATTTTTAAGATTTTTGAGTTAAATCAATTTGGGGGATATCTGTATTCAAATCTTCCACATTTAGATCTTCCTCCTTTGTTTTATTTTCTGAATTATCATCCATATCCAGAGCTTCTTGTTTTTCCCAAAAGGTGCATTTTCCGGTAGGAGAAACTTCGAATCGATAAGCTCTAGCATAAGTACAAAGATATGTTGGTTTATTATAACCCGAAGCATCCTTTAAAAGTGAATGATATTTACAATTACTGCAATCTTTTCGTTCCTCCGAATATTGCATTTGCTCTTTTAGAAGTTTTTCTAATTCACTCTTTGAGTTATTTTTCGACATCTTGCTTTATTTTTTGATTAATACTGGCGATCCCCCAGAAAGCAACAATTGCTATATCTATGAGTTCTTCCCTAACCGCTTGGGGATCCTTGTCGTGTATGGCTTCCAAAACTTCATGAACTTCCTCAGCCAAAGCCCCATAGATTTCATGAACTGAAGAGAAAGATCCACCTCCTTTTCTTTCTATGGCTTTTTCTAAGCTCCTTTGCAAATCTCCCCTAGTTTTTTCAAGAATGGACTCCTTTATTTGTTCTCTATCGACTATTAAACTTTTTCCCATAATATTACTGTGGCTATAAATCGTCATCTACTTTTTTTATAAAATGTTTTAATTCGGGATTTTTATCTAGATAAAAGCTGCCAAAATTAACGTCCATCCCCGCCAAAACGATTTTGACATCTTCAAATGATTGAATTTTATCTACATCCAATTCAGACCACTCAGTATCTTCTTCAGAGATTATATCCGGATAATTGTCAAAGAATCCGGATATATTTAAATATGCTGAGGGATGATCCCTCATTCTAATTCGATTGTTGTGGTTCTTCCTCTTTCTCCTGAGATAATGGATCTTTTAGACCACCATACTTAGCATGCATAAACTTTTGAAATTTTTCTATCTTATATTCAGGCTCTCCGGGTTTTACATCCCTTCCTAACTCTTCATCAAAATAAATTCCATTTTCTTCTCCCCCTTCAGATTCTTTAGCTTCTGGCTCATCCATTTCTAGATAAAATCCTTGTTCAGCTGCTTGCCATTTTTGCTGAGCAAAATCCAATTCTTTCAATGCTGCTCTAGCATCCTGTAGAGTTGCTCCTACTGCATCAAAAACTTCGGCATATAACTCATTTTCTGATTCAAAATCCAAAGCTGCCTGATACCCCATTCCTCCAGGATTTTGCAACATATGAAACAAAAATTCGATTGCTTGATATGGAAAATTTACTGGTTCTTTTTTGGCACTTAATTCATAAGCTTTTTCCACAGTATCCAACTCCTCTTGAAGTTTTATAATTCCCATCCATTCGTTGGATTTCCACATATGTCTTTCTCGACTATAATGCCTCAAATAATCTATGATTTTATTTCCGTCTTTTGCAGATCCTACTCCCCATCGAGTAATGGCAAATGTATTGCCCATATCTTCAAAATCCTGTTTGAATGCATCGCATTCTTCTCTAGAAGGCTTATTGATATTTCCGTCTTTTTTAAGATCCTCTATTTTTTTATTTAAAGCTTCCTGACCCTCTGGAGAATTTGGGTCTAGATTATTAACTTGGTTTACTTCTACTTTTGCCATAAATTGTTTTTATTTTTTATATAAGAATAGTTTATTTAAGTTTTTCATCGACCAAAAATCCTTGGCCATTTTTTATATGCCATTGAGTAGCCAAAGTTTTGAATTCCATTTTATATTTATCCAATTCATCCCCAGAGCATTCTATGTTTTGAACTAAATTACTTTTAGTTTGCATAGAAACTATACTAGCATATCCTATTTTAACATCTTTATTCTCGGCTGAATACATATCTTCCAAAGCTCCTGCATATGCTCCTAATTGAATTTTATATCCTAACTCCTTTCTGGATCCCGGTATAATAGGTTTACTACTGGTCTTAAAATCCCTTATGCCGATTCCAAACATTTTCATTATGAATGTCCAATCTATTTTCCCCCTATAGAAAAATTTCGGGGAATAAATATTGGTTTCGGCTCCAACTAGGGATTTATAATCCTTAGCATAATCAGAATCATAAAAGTTATAAAATAGATCCCTCCCCTCCTTTATTTTCCAAGATGGGATGTTTTCTTTTTCCAATGCCGGTGGGGTAAAAGTTTGCGTATATTTTAATGCAGAGGAGGGATCACCTGATTTTTTGAGTTCTTTAAGAAAATTTTCTATGAAGAGATGCATGGAAGTTCCCCTCTGATGAGATGCTGCAGTTATTTTATCTGCTTGTTCTTGCCCAACATCCTTGATCCATTGATCTATTTCAGGGTTAGGTATCATATCGTTTATGATAGTAGTAACCCCGGGTGTTTTAACACGGACAAAAGCCTCTGGCATATTCATCCACCCATTCATCCATTTTACATTTCTTAAATCAGGTTCGAAATCCATTCTATTAAATCTGGCCAATTAGCTTTAAATCCTAACCATGTTATTCCCCCTATTAATGCAACTCTCCATAGGAACCATTTTAAAGAGAGTTTACGAAATGTAAATCTATAAACGATTAAAAAATGCATGGTAGGCTCTCCGCCATCATAAACCCTACTAAATTCAGGGGTTAAATATTCAGCAAATCTTAATTTTTCATCTAAATATCTATTCAATGGAGATATAGATTCAGTAACTCTCAATCTTTGTATTGCCTCGGGGAGGGATCTCTCCTCCTCCCCCAAAGTATAGATAACATAAATATTATAGAAAATATTTTTGTCCATATTGAATTTTCTATACATTGATTGGGGGTTTTTCTCCTCCCTTTTGACGGTTTTAATCCAATCAATATAATTATCAATATCATTCCAGACTTTCCTGAAACCTAAAAAATCCAATTTATTCCTCGTCCCTTTCATAATATGCTTTTACTAATGAAGGATGCTTTTCTAAAATGCTGTCCTGTATATCTTTTCTAGCTTTTCGAATCCTGGTTTTGACCGTAGAGAGATTCATATCTAGATCCTTTGCAATCTCTTGGAGCTGTTTATTTTTTAATTCTCTTTCAATCATAATAGATCTATAGGGCTCTGAAAGATTATCTATCTCCTCTAATGTTTTTTCATGAAGAGAATCAATTATTTCATCTACTGAAGGCCCTATTACCTCAGTGTCCATATTTACTTCAGGTGAATATATTCTTAAAACCCTTGATTGATTTTCCTCTAATTTTTCATGGGATATATTTCTTTTTTTGAGTCTTAATGCTCCTAACGACTCATTTTTTGCAATTGAATAAACCCAAGTAGAAAAATTCCATTTAGGATTATATTGATGAGACTTCTCCCAGACGATAATGAAAACCTGCGAAACTACTTCTTTAGCAGAATCCATATCTTTTAGATATTTATAAGCAAAGCCCATAAGGCCCGGTTTTAATCGATTGATTAATTTTCGAAAAGAATCTTCTTTTTTCTCTTCTATAAATTTTAAAGCTAATGATTGAATTGAATTTTCCCTATACATATAATTATTTTTTGACTATTCACTATTAGATAATATAAGGGGTCATGTGATCTCATGACCCCTTATAAATAAATTTAATTAACCCTGATTTAAACTGCTGGAGCTTCCTCTACTACTGGAGCAGGAGCTTCTTGCATGGATTCATCTGGTTGTACCATTTCCAAATAAGAATTAATGTTAGTCAAAAGACCTGCAACATTCTCATAGGGAAAACTTCCTAATGCGTTCATGACTTGGGTTAAAGTATTGTGATCCATCACATTAACTTTGATAGCCTGCATAATAGCCTGGATTTGATTAAATGGATACTTACCTATAGCTTTCAATACTGCTGTTTGAAATTCAGGCTTGATCTTGTAAGTAGGAACATATGCTTGAGTTTCTACTTTCTGGTTGGGGTCTACTTGTGGAGCCTGCATTGGAGGCTGATTCAGATTCGTTGTCATAAACAAATAATTTTTATAATTTTAACTTAGTACTTAATGATATAACTTTTATATTGAAAAGGTCCAAAAAGGTTTCATAATATACGGTATTTTTTTGATGAAGTAAAACCCTATTTGTTAATGTTGGGTTAAATATGGGGTTTTATATATTCAATTCATTCATTAGAATAAGACAAAATACAGAATAATTTACAATATCTTGATATCCAGCAGTTATTCCTTCGGAAACCAAGGTTTTACCCCCATTGTCTTCGATTTGTTTAATCCTTAAGAGCTTTTGAAGAATCAAATCAGTCATAGAAGAAATTCTCATACTTCTCCAAGCTTCTCCGTAATCATGATTTTTAGCTGTCAATAAATTCTTAATGGTTTTGACCTCCGTATCATAAAAATCCATAGTCTCAACAGGATCCATTTCCAGGGGTAAATTATTTTCCCTTTCAATAGTTTTGATTTTGTTTTGAATTAAAGCTATGACCGAATAATTGATCATTCCAATAAATTCATCCCGTATAGGATCCTTAACCTTTTGTTCTCCAGCTTCTTGAATACTTCTAATCCTTTGAGCTTTGATATAGATTTGATCAGTTAACGTAGGCATACGAAGAATTCTCCAAGCTGTTCCATAATCCGCAGTCTTCTTAGCAAAAAGATCTCTACAATGCTCGATTATTGAAATGAATTGTTCTTCAGTATTTGAAATTTTATCTATCATTTTAGGGTTTATATGCCCTATTTAGAGAAAAGTTTTTTGATCAATAAGGGGAAAGTCGTTAATGTATGGTTAAAAAGTAAGCCAACCCCAAAAATTTGCAATGTGTCCCAATCCTGACCAGCCAAAGCATCAATTCCATAACCATACAAAATAGATGCTATCAATATGCCGAAGGATTTAGTTGTAGACCTATAAAGATCTATTAATATTTCGGTTTTGATAGGGATTTTAGAATTTCCCTCCGGTTTTTTTGGAGCCCACGTATACTCATTATTGACGGGTTTAGGTATTGGTTTACCCTCTTTCACCGCATTTAAATGGTTCTCCAATGATTTATCATTCATCATCTGATTCTTCTTTTTCTTTTTTCTTTTTAGGCGAAGTCATGGCTCCTTTTACTTGAACTCCAGCTGATTTTTTAGATGGTTTATCATCAGCTACATCTTCTTTCTTTTCAGATTTTTTAGGAGATCCTTCGCTCTTTATACTTGTACCCAATCCTCCTTCCGGAGTTTTAGTAGTTGAATCGGAATCTTTACCTCCAGCTCCATACATACCCGGTTTGAAGTTTTCAGCAGATTTAGATGTAGCTTGCATATCTAGTCCCGGTTTGAAATCTGACCCCCCCATTTTCATTTCAACTTTTACTTCTACCTGACCCTTTTTGTATTCCTTTTTGAGCCAATCATATGATTTTTTATTTTCTGCGGGTATAATAAGTCCTTCCCCATTATCCCCTTTTACCCCACCTGCAGTTTTAGCTTCTTGAGCTTCTTCTGCTTCGTAGAGGTTTTCCATATAATCATTGATATTAAAATGCCCTGCTGATTTCATAATTCTGAACTTTTATTTTATATATCCTATTTATTCGATTAAGCTTTTTTTAACTTTATTATTTATCTTATATATTCCGCAAAAAAAAAGCCTGCACTTTAGCAGCAGGCTAGTCTCTTGAAAATGGGTACCCTTAGGCCGCCATTTTCATTTCATTATATGTGCCATTTATAGCATTATAAAGGTCTTCACTAATCTTTCCGATATACAATCAAATCCAAGTATGCCCCTATTTATTTATTATCTCAGTGGAACATGGCGGACTCGAACCGCCGTCTTCTATATCTTTCACATTAGCTATCCCATTCGGGATTCCTTTATATCTTTTTCCTATTTTTATAATAGGCTCTTTATTTTCATAAATCAAATTTTCTATTTGCTGTTCATTAATAAATTCTAATTCATCAATTCGAATTAATCTATAATTATTATAAATACACCATTTTTCTAAAAGATTATCCTTTATTTTTTTGTCCTCAAGCTGACCTAATATATCTTCAAAATGCCAAATTCCATCATATTCAAAACAAATCTGAAGCTTATCACTCCATAAATCCCTTACTATTCTTTTCCCCTCAAATTTTAATCCCCCTCCTGATTTCCAGCCATCCAATGGATATTTCTCTTTAATATATTTTACTATTAGTCTTTCATTCCGAGAGCTTATAATCTTTAAATTATTATATTTATTATCATCCCAAGCTTTTATAACAGCTTTAGATATCTTTTTTCTAGTTTTTTTGTCAAAATATTTTTTTGTGCTTCCCCTAAAGTTTGCACACGATTTACTGCAATAATATTTTTTCTTTCTTTTCCCCCTCTCTGTATTTTATGATAGTTTCATTATTGCATTTATCACAAGAGCATATTGCAATTTCATTTATCCATCTTCCGTAAGTTTTTTCATCATTTTCGTAAAATGATTTTCTTATATTTTTAATAAATTGCGAATTGTCTTTATGCTTCCATCTTACATGATTACCTAGCTGACCGAAGGATTCAAATTCCGCTTCACATGTTTTACATTTATACATATATCATACACCTACCATATTCATTTTTATATTTATAAAGGTTGCAATATACAAAAATAGGGGGTTAATGTAAACCCCCTATTTGTTAAAAAATCGTTAAAGTTCTTAATTATTGAATTATTGGTCCTCCAGAATCCCTTGTTATTGGCTTCTCTACCCCTATCTTATCCTTATCTAATTTATCTTCTATTTTATCTTTTACATCATCAACAAAATCATCTATTTTAGTGCTTTTATAAAGCTTAACGATAATGTTCCAATTTAGATAAATGAAAATCCCGAAAAAGGCCCCTACTAAATAGGCTTTTAAAAATCCAAAAACCAATAAAGGTATAATTCCTAACCAAATACCAAATCCTAATCCAAGATAGATTAAGTTTGTAAGACCTGTTTCTGTTAGCCATACTTTAGCTTTTGCTAAAAACTTCATTAAAATTGTTTTCCACATAATTATAAGATTATTTTCTTTATATATTCTACCTGTGAATTTTATTATCGATCTTGCCTCCAATCCCTCATTTCGTCCGGATCCGGTCCTTCATCCTCCCCCCATTCTATATCATTCAAATCTAATTCGTCAATATATTCTCTAATCATTTCGTCTGTTATTGCATTTGGGCTATTTTCCATATCATATTCAGATACGTCAAAATAATTTGCTATATCCCATATGTCAACCCTAATGGCTCCTGTTCTATATCCATCTCTGAATGTATAGATAATATTTCCAAATTCATCCTCTATAAAATCTACATTAGATACATCCATCGGACTTCCTTCAGTTGGATCATTATAAATTCCTTCATTAACTTTTTTAGCTCTCATTGCTTTCCTTATTTTTATTGATTTGGTACGTCAACTATTTCAAACATATTGTTGAATTTTTGTTTACCTACTTTATTTATCCTTTTCCATACAAATCTCCACGGAGACCAATTTCCATATAAATCTATCTATTATGCTTCAGTTTCTTCTCCTCCTTCTTCTCCTCCTTCTTCTCCTCCTAGATCACCCAATCCTTCGTCTCCTCCTCCAAAATCTCCACCTCCGCCAAGGTCTCCAAATCCTCCTCCGGCTTCTCCTCCAAAATCTCCACCTCCACCAAGGTCTCCAAATCCTCCTCCGGCTTCTCCTCCAAATCCAGCTTCCCCACCAGCTTCTCCTTGTTGAGCTGCTGCCATTTTTGCATAAGCTTTTGCAAGTCTTTTTATTTCAGAATCCCTTTCCCTCTTATACTTATCATTAAGCTTAATATCAACATCCCTAAAATCCATGTATTTTTCTACTAAGAATTTTGCATCAAAATAACTTTTTTCCCCTAATGTTCCATCAGGATTAACTGTTGATTCTTTTACCCCCATTAGAGTATTTATAGTGTTAGCCCCCTTTTCAGCTAACTCCCTCTCTTTAGCAATTTTATAAAGATTCTCTTCATTGAATACAACACCAAATATGGATTGTAATGATTGATCTTTAGCAAATTGAGGATGTTTTAAAATAAATTGATACCATGTAGGTTTGACTAAAATCTCCTGAAATATAGATTGGATCCTATTGGTAAAATTAGAAAAACTAACTTCTTCTCGTTCTATTCCTTGTCCAGATCCCCAGCTTTCATTGTTTGCTTCATCTAAACTATTGCTAAATCTAGAAGTAGGAACCTTGGTTTCCATGATAAATCTTTTCCAGAAATATTTGAGAGATTCTGTATCACTTAAATTATATCCCTCAGCTTTCATAGAATCTATTTCGGTCTGAGTTCCATCCTTTGAAGGAACTATGAATGTTTTAGCAAAGTTGAATTGAGTACTACCATTATAAGTAATTTCTCCACTTTGGTCATCTATGTTTAATTCCTCTTTGTACATACCTCGGAATTCCGATAATCTAGCTCTTGCTTTTGATTCTGATTGGGATCCAATAGGAACTACAATCTTCATTCTATATTGAGAGTTCCAAACATTCCATATGATCCTTGAATTTTCTAGAGTTCGAAGCATGTTAAAAGATCTAACTAATCTTTCAACATATGATAATCTTGAAATAAAGTTTCCTCTAGCCCAAGAAATATAAATAATATTTGCATCTAAAAGTTGTCTCTGACGATCTGCATCCCCCCTATATTGTATCCACATTCTATATTCATTCCCATCTTCATCAAGCCTAACCTCTGGCTCTAAAGAAATGGGATCTATTTCTTTGAATCCGATAATGTTTTTAGCTTCTTCCCCATCTTCTCCATCATAGATAATTTCAAAGGAGAGAAAACCATCAATTAAAAATTTCTTAAAATAGTGCCATGCATCATGACCCTTATTGAATTTGAATGCAAAATAAACTTTTTTATAAGCTTCATTCAAATCATCAATAATTTCCTTAGCTTTTTCCTCCTTTATGTATGATTTAAGATCCCTAGTTGCTGGATATCCAAAATAATTATTTTCATCATATATAATCGATTCATCTGCAATAACTTCAAGAACATGTTCTATTTCCCCATTCATCGCAAACTTTCTCAAAAAGTCTCTTCGGGTAGGATATTCCTTATCGTAAAAAGCTATGAATTCCTTTTGACCATAATCTAACCCCATGTATCCTGGTTGGATTCCATGGTAAAGATTATACATAGAATCTATTTCAGCTTCAGCAATACCGACAGAACGGGATTGTTTCATAAGCTTATCCTCATATTTCATTCCTAAAAATGAAAGATATCGGATATTTTTCTGAATATTATTTAAAAAACCACCTGATCTGCCATCAAGGTTTCTGAGAGTAAATCCCGCCATATGTTTTTATGCTTTTAATTCTTTATTTATATATTCCCTTTTACTAGAAGTTTTTGTTACAGGATAAAATGAAATACAAGACTTCCTATAACTGTTAAAAATGAATCGATTTCTATCCACCATATTTTATTATTGTCCCCCCATTTTTCTAAGGCCCCAGCAATCAATAGGGAAACAATAACGGTTAACCAATACCATCCGCCTAATCCTACTCCTACTATAAGTAAAGACATTACTATTCCGATAGAAGCTGCAGCCCCATGAACTTTCATTACTTCAGGGTCCTCAATCAAACATGCAGCGCCAACAAAACCAAATCCTGCCCCTGAAAGAAATGCAATCCACTGAAAATCCTCCGGCATAATATCTGCTAACATAACTAGAGGTATTGCCAATATGAAACAGAATATAGTAAATATATGGCCAAATCCTATCCTTCTATGCCAATAATAAAAGCTATCGGAAATAGAAGGAAGCACACCGAAAACTATCCATGTAATTCCAACATAGAGAATAAAATTAAACAATAAAATAACTATTGGTATTACTGGATCTATTCCTGTGGGTATATTATTCATCTTAAAAATTATTTTGATCTATAATACAATTGATGTATCTGGTTTACGGGTAATGTTCTAAATGCTTGAGAAGGCTTATAGAATGGAATATAATTCCATTCGCTATATTCTATTAATCTTATATTGTCAACTAATGGAATATTGTATCGTCTAAAAGCATAATTGAAATTCGCTTTATTACTAAGATTAAAAACATGAAGGATTCTTTGAGTCCCCCTATCCTTAATATATTCAATAAATTTCTTATTGATAGCTAATTTATTGTTTTCTGTAAGTCTTTCAACATCAATAAAAAAATCTTCGAAGATTTCATAATAACTCTGCAAAAAATCCAGTCTAGGCTTTTCTGGAAGCATATTTAGATTGATACCATTAAAATAGCCTGGTGCATTATTCATGCAAAATACTAAGGGGATATAATCAATAAATTCCTTTTTTTGACCTTTGCCATATTCAAGTACTAATTCTTTCCCCTTATAAATAAAGGTATAAATCATTCCTGGAATAGGATATCCCCCATTTCTAGTCATTATAAGAGATTCCTGATCTGTTGAATCGATCTCCAATAATTTTGAATATCCTTTTAAATTTTTTATGATATATTTTTCGAACAATGTAGAGGAGGCTAAGTCCCATATATTGTCGATTGTCTTCAGAAATTTATATTGTTCCTTTGGAGATTTCATATACCCTATTTATTTAAAAAAATTACCTATAACTTTTGATAGCGTGTGCTCCGTGAAAACATAAAATTTCATGTTGTTTTTTTCCGCCCAATTCTTTAATGATGCAAATTTAGCCTCATCGATTAAATAGGTTTTAGCTTGCACATTAAATCTCTTGATATCTTTTAATGGTGCATTAGGCGAAGGGGGTATAGGTTTCTTAAGCTTATTTGCGGGCTTTATTTCTACAAACCATTTTTCAAGAATATCCCCCCTATCGATTTCAACCCAAAAATCCGTGTAATAATTTCTCTTTTTCCAATTTCGGGGATTATTTGGGTCTAATCCAAGTTTCTTACACTCGTCCAAATTGGAAACTCTATCATAATAAGGGATTTTAAGTGGCTCTGAACTCCATCTTCTAACAGAGGGCGAATAATCACACCACTTAGCAAAAGCCATTTCCCAGCTACTTCGATAGACAACAAGATTTGGATCCCCAACATATTTTTCCTTGTTTTGAACTTGGTAATGACCCTGCTTTGTTTTGGCATTAAGCTGAGGCTTGTGCCACTGTTTATATGATGAGTTTCCTGACATTACTAATTATCCCCATTCTTTTTAGCATCCCTTTTCCTTTTAGCAGCCAAATTTGAAAATGCAATATTTGGCATATCTTCTGTCCCTAATTCCTTTCGGATTTTAGAAATAATAGCGCTTCCCTTTTTCCTATACGAGTATTCAAATTTCTTTAATAGCTTTTCCAGATCTTCATTTGATAGCGATTCTTGATTTTTAATTTTATCTACTAGAGAATCCCCAGAATTTTTAAATTTATATTCTAGCTTCTTGTAGATGGCATTATATTCATCCCCATCAAAAAATACTCCTTCATTTACACTTTTAGCTCTCATAATTGTTTTTATTTTAAATATATGATTTTTTATGATAAATAAAATTATCTTTATGAATTTAATTTCCAGACTGCATTGCCGCAATCATATACTCGCATAGCTTTTATATCCTCATTCATTATTTGAAATTCCGTTTTATTAGGGTCATGCCCCATTTTAACTAACTCGCTCTTTCTATATGTATATCTATGATATCTTTCTCCTTTTATGAAATACCAATATCCCGGCTTGGAATATGATTCCAATTTGAAACCCCCATTTCCATAAACTTGCCCCTTTCCCCAGCTTAGATCCGAATATGTAATCCAATTTCCTTTATTTTGAGATTTTATATATTTGAAAAGCTTAGAAAATCCCCCTTGTATATTATATCCTAACTTAGAACATGCTCTTAGGATTTCTATAGAATTAGATTTGGATTTGCTGATATTTCTTTTAGAGATAGAAATATAATAAATTATTTCATCATTATATTTAAGTGCATAATGTTTATAGGCCGGCCTAAATCCTTGTAAATGATTTTTATCGACGAATTCCCTTGCATCAGAGATATTAATTTCTACAATCTCTGTTTTTCTTGCACCTATGTTTTTCTGCCCTATATTAAGCTTAGATAAAATCCTACCCTTTACAATATCCTTTTTATTAGTCCATAAATCCTCCCATATATGGACTAATTCAATATCAGATTCTTCACATAATAGGGTTTTATTTAAATGATAATTTTTATCTTTATAGATGTCGCTGTGCCAAAAAATCCCATTATATTCTATCCCCAATTTTTTTGATGGAACAAAAATATCTATCTCACCCTTTATTTGATTTCTTACATTTCTTTCACACTCTATAAATTCATTAAGCCATTCGTATATTTCTATTTCTACTTGAGATGAATTTTGTCCAGTAGTAGGATTACATACCGTGCATAATTTATGATTTGCATAATGTCTATTTCTTAAAAGCTGCAAAGATATATCATATTCATGATCACATTTACCTTTGCATTTCACAAATCCCAATTTTTCGTATGAATATTCTAATATTTCTTCATGGATACCATCCCTTCTTAGATTTTCAATAATGTCGGACTTTCTATTCTGAAAAATCGATTTATTCATATTTTCCAGCGATCCATATATTTTATCAATAGTAGATAACCGGTCTTTTATACATTGAATCTTATTATTTTCATCGGAGAAGAAATCAATAGATCCTTTTCCTGCTTTTCTATAAGTATCAGAATGGATGGCAAAGGGATTATCCGTATTATATTTTACTCTGAGCGTATTTTTAATTTTAGAAACTGAATCGCTGGATAATGTAGTATATTCCCCCGAATTGATTAAATTGGTTTGTTTTCTTTTTTCTATAATATTATTTCCATTCTCAATATAAGCATTTTTCAAAGAATCTGATATTTTGTCTTTTACACTGGATAGTTTTGAAGGATTCTTTACTCCAAACCTCTCCATATTAGTCTTATTTCTTTTATCATTAATTGATTCTATTTTCGCTTTTATTTTCTTCTGAGCCTTTTCCATAGCTCCTGGAGCCCCTAATGGGGAGGTGGATCCATATCTTTCTTTTAATGTATTTCGGGTCTTATCTAAAATATTTTGTATGTCTGACTTCTTACATTTATTGGAGCAATATTGGAATTCGAACAATACATTTTTAGAGCAGGTCTTACACTGATATTGGGATTTATAGTTTGATATGTAATATTTGAATCCGTCAGCAAATGATAACGGCTCTATATTATAGCTGGAGTTGTGTTCCTCTATTTCTATCAACAAATTAGGGGCCACTTTTTTAATGTGACCCCTTCTAGTTTTATAAAATCCAGGATTGTCCTTAGCTACATACTCCTTAAATTGTTCTTTGTTCATATAGTATATATGAACAAGACATATCTAAGTTTTAAAAAAAAGTGTAAAATACTCTAGAGGCTATAAATATTATTTTGATTAACCGATATTTTTTTGCTTAATGGCATCTTTCCATATAATTTCCTATATCCCTTAGCATATCCATTCTTGATTATTTGGGTAATGTATGCAAAAGCATTAGGGTATTCAGGATTATATCCTCTCCAGTATTGCCAACAATCCATTATGGCAAAAGCCATACAATCATCTCTGTCTGCTTCAAAAACATAGGTAAGTTTTTCTCCGAACCTTTTAGCCATTAACATCATCATGTCAACAGCTGTTTTTGTCAATTCCCCTTTTTCTTTTGATAATATGAGTTCTTCTCTCAACTCCCGATTTTTCACATAAGCTTTTGCCATTTTATATACTTTTTTAAGTGTTTTTTATTAAAATTTAACGTTCAATGATTATATACAAAAGTTACCTTAAAGTTTTAAAAATGGGGAAAAACAAGTAACGGGACCCCGAAGAATCCCGTTTTTTAACATTGGCCGTAGAAGGGCTCAATGTAAAATATTTTTAAACTGAGAGTGTACTTAGTATTGCTTTCGGCAATGTATCTGCTACCGGTTCTCCGTCCATAGTTCTTATAACTTTAACCATTCCAGCATCTCCTGTTGCTGCAGTATAATCTTCAACATTTATCATAATACTTTCTATTGCTTCCCCTGTACTTTCATCAACTATAACTCCTTCTATGTAGCCTCCTTCATTAGCGAATGAATTAATATCTTCTAATATTCTTATTTGGGATTTATTAAACATCTGAGTTTTGCTTTCAACTAAAACCCTTACTGGCTCCTCATCCTTAGCATTTAGCCATTCGGAATATTTAACATGACATCCTTGTGTTCTAATAGGAACGTTCCTCATATAAACTCCGCATTTAACCATTTGCTCAAATAAAACCTTCTGAGTTTTATCGTCGAATTTAAATTGATCCAATCCATAGACTTCTCTTCTTTCTGCAAGGTTTGTTAGATCTTTGGAGTCAACGGTGTAAGTCGAGTATTGACATTGAACAATCCATTTATCTCCTATAGCTCCTATAACTGATCCCCTTTGTTTTTCATAGATAACTTCAGATCCTATTTGAATTTTTTGTTCCGGCCTTAATTTTATTTTGTAATCTTTGTTTTCGTTTAAAGCTTTCTTTTTGAGACCTAAAATTTTTATAGGTTTTTTAGGCTTTACTTCTTCTGCAATCTGAGCAACATATTCCTTGAAAACTTTATCGTTAGGATAAAGATGCCAAAAATCTGTAGTTCTGTCAGTCTCATACATTAATCCGACATCAAAATGTCCTTCACCATTCTCATTAATAGATTGAATGTAGACTCTTTCGGGGGCTGCATCCGGATTGTTAATATCATATGCATGATATTCTCTCCCCTCCTGTATTAATGAGTTAGGGATAAATCCGGTTTGTACAGAATATTTTTCTCTTAAATGGTTCATACCTTATTGTTTCTTTTTCTTCAAGAAAACTTTTTTCTGAGGTTTTTTCTCTTCTCCTTCTTCCGAAACGAAAGAAGATTTTCCTAAGTTACTTCCCTCACTAGATTCGTTTTTATCTTTTTTCTTCTTTTTCTTCTTTTTCAATTCATCGTTTTGATCTTCATCTTCGTCTTCTTCATCATCAAAATCTAAATCAATTTCATCCTCATCTTCATATCCGTCTGATTCAGCTTCTGCTTCTTCATCGTCCATATCATCTTCAGCATCTTCTTCTGCTTCTTCAGCATCCCCTACTTCTTCCTCTGCTTCCTCCGATCCTAAATCTACTTCATCATCTTGAATCGATGGGCTATCCCCTAAAAGTTCGGTCTCATTATCATCAAAAGTTACGGCTGAAGCAGGTTCTTCTTCCATATCTTCTCCGCCAGGAACTGTCCCTGCTTGTTGTTCCCCTCCGCTAGCTGCTGTAGCTTCACCGGATTGACCAGCTTGACCAGGCTGATCAGGAAGAGGTACAACATACTTTTGACCATTCATATCAATGGTAATTTTTATTTCTTCAGAAAGATCAGAAACATCAACATCATCTGGAACTACCATATATCTTTCGATCATATTGAGATAATCCTTGTATTCTGTTTTTATTTCTTTAAGTTCCTCTTCCAGAGCAGAAATAACCTCATGAGTTGTTTCGTTAATATTTTGTCTTTTGAAATTTTCAATCTTTCCCTCTAACAATCTTATATAATCGGTATATGATTTTTTAGTTTCACTTATTTCCGATCGGATTTTTTCTTCTTGAGGAAGGAGGCTTTCGAATAATCTAGAAACATCAAAACGGAGATGTTCCATCATAATATTTTTAGCTTGTATAGGATTCACGTTCCTATAGAACGTTGATTTTCCCATTTGGGGATTATGAGTAGTAATGAAAACATTATCCCTTAATTTGAAAATGTCTGCAGAATAATTTTGATCCTCCTTTAAGAAAACTCTTTTTACAAAATCAATTTCTGCAATTTCATTTAAATTCTTTTTGATCAAAGCTACTTTATATAAAAATTCGCCGTTTCCAGCCCATTGAGCTGCTTCTGACATTCTTTTCCATTTAGAATGATCAAAAGGAGCATCATTGATCATTACTCCTTTTCCATTTATAACAGCATTATCTTCCCCTATATAAAGTCTAATATCATCTGCTACTATTTCAACATTATCACTATTAATGATTTCACACAGTCGAACATATTCTTCGTCTAATTTTTTAAAATCATTTTTAGGCAATCGACTAATGTGATTTCCTTTTTTGATATAATAAACTCCTTTGACATTAAATACTGCCTCATTTTCACCCAAATAGATAAGTGGTGAATAAACTTTATCAACATCGCATTCAGCATTTGCATTTTCAAGTTTCAAAGTAGTTGTATCAATCGTTACGACACTAATGATATCACGGACAAATGGATCGTAAGAGAATTTGATCAAAGCTTCTTTTAGAAAACTCTTGTTTTGATCTGTTTTATTATCGATGTAATTGTTTACATATCTTTCGATATAAGGTACAAGATAACTAGATCTGGTCTTTTTCATAACCTCCATGATCTTGGTAAGATCAATATCGTTCTTATACGTATTTACTCTTTTTGCTAGATCGTCTATAGCACTACCGATGGCAGGATAGAAAGCAAAAGCTTGAGTACCTGATATGAATTCTTCATAGAGAAGAACCTCTGGTTCATCCTCTAATCTAAGCTTGAAATTGTTCAGCCATTCATTGAGTCCAGGCTCGTTTTTTCCTTCCGCTTTTTGGATTTTAGAAATAGCTTCTCTAACTCCTAAATTTTGAAGGGTAAAAAGTCTTTTGCCATTGGCTACCCATGTCTGAATATCGCTTTCGTCGATCTTAGACAATTCATTAAACAATCCATTCATTGTAGCTCTTTCTATTTCTACCCTCGCATCTCCAGAAACATTATTATAAATAACATTTCCAAAACTAGCAATTGCATTTTCGCATAGAGCTTGAACCTGCGGATTGCTTGATTGTTCCTTTAATTCCGTGATTTTTTCTAACATTGCACAATACTTATTTGATAATATAATAAGGCTTTATTTTTCTATATATTTATCCCTATTGAAAAGTTTTTAGACAATTTTTAATTTATTTATTATTCCAAACACATCGGTATTAACAGAGTTTGCGATATGTATGTCTATTTCCTTATAATCCACAGTTCCTGGGAAGATAATACTTACATCAGAAGCAATAGAAACTGGGTTTGCTGCGTCTATTTGATTGAATTTAACATTTGCCCATATTTTTCCATCTGGCGAATAAGATATATTTCCATCATCATCTTTCATCTCTAATAAAAGATTAATACTAGCATCTTCTTGAGAAGTTATGAAATATCCGGTTTCATAAGCAGTAAAACTGCTTTCGGCTATTGCATTTGTTGTTGTATTAGGAATAATTTTTATTACAGGATTTCTTAAAACCGATATAACACTGGGGTCTTCTTCCCATATAATTACAGGTTCTTTAAAATTAGTAAATGTTTCTGGTATATTCCATATATGCCATTCATGATTAGGAATTCCCCTTTCTATTAGATTTCTTTCATTTTGTTGATGATATAGCCAATAAAGATTAATATTGCTAATTATAGCTCCTTCTTTGTTATAAATCCAATCGAGCCATAAAGGAATTCCCTTAGGGATAGTTAAATTATCTCCCGGAGAAGTTGCTGTAATAACCCCATCACTTTTTTCTGGAACTGAATATAATCTTACCCCTATTCCCGTCATCTTATTGGATGCTAACATTTCCGTTGTAGGATCAAATACGGGTTGATATGATTCAACCTCTATTGAGAAATTAAGTTTTATTTTATTGTCAGATTCAAAGGAATAAGCGATATTTTTATCGATAGTTACATCAGCGGGGAATCCCGCTGTACAACCAATTCTCATTCCTTTATAATAAACATAATAAGTAATATTTTTAAATAATACCTCTCTTATTTCCTGTTCTATTTTAAATGCAGTTAGTTGATTGTCTATCCATAATTCTGCATCAAATCTAATGCTCAATGGTATAGAATAGAGATATGAAACGTATTGTTCTAATACTCCATCTATGTCTTTAACATATCTTCCCTGTACAAATCTTGATGTAATTCTTTGCTCATCAATTACAGATCCAGTATAGGTTAATACCCCTCTAGGAATAAAGTCAAAATTGCCATCTACAGGTTTTGGAGGTAAACAATGACCATAATGGGTATAAAAATCCTGCATGAATCTCTCGTCCCCACTTTGATTATAATACCATGGGACTGAAATTGTTTCTTTGTCTTCGTCCCCCCAAATCTGCCTATATTGAATTTTATTGTTCAACACATCTAGTATTCCTGCTATTACCGCTCGAATTAAAACGTCTTCGTTATTATAAGAATGAAATAAACTCATTTATTTATTATTCAATATCGCCTAATATGAATTCTGCTGCTTCCTCCGGACTTAAATCATTGTACAAAGCTTTCATACAATCATCCCAAAGATTTCCAGCGGAATACCTTATTAGATTTATATATTCGTTTTCTCCCATCATACCCTCCAATTCTTCCAAAACGGAATCATAATAATTTATTTCCTCCTCATCATCTTCTTCATACATTTCCATGATGGGATGAGCCTCACCCATTACATTATTATATAGATCGTCATAGCCTTGAATCTCTTCTCGATGAAAAGCAGGGGCTATTACATTAGAGAAAAAATCAAGGGATTCAGAATCCGTAAATTTAGCTGGATCAAAATTTTTCCTTATTATTTCGCTATAATCCCTTTTTAGTTGGTCCATAGAATATCCGCCTACCCCTGGATTCACAAATTCATTTAATGATTCAAAAATTAATTGGCTTTTCATTCGAATACCTTTTCTTTATTTATTCTTTTCCGTAAATCCATTTAATAAATTTTTCATTTATTAATCTATTTCTAATGGTCATCAAAGGAATGGCTAATTTTCTGGATGCATCATGCAAACTTTCAGACTCTATGCCATCAATAGTTATTATTTTACCGGGAATTTTCCGACCCTTGCTAGCTTTACCGATATTATCCCTGTGTTTTTTAGAAAAGGGTTTTTTCGGGATACCTTTTAGTGCTTGCGATACTTTTTTTCTTCCTTCTATACTCTTATTGAATTTTCTTAATCTTTCTGCATTTTTTTCATGCGCATCTAATTCCTTTTCTGTATATCCCTCCTTTTTTATTCTATTCTTTAAAGTTTGACGTCCTTTTTTATGGGCTTCTTTCCTTAAATTTGGATCCATTCTCAAATTAACTTCGCTCATTAATTTACAAAATTCCAGAGATCTTTTTTTGCCTATGTTGGATTTTCTTCTTTTTTCTATAATTTCCTTTTTATTAGGATGATTTGATGTTGTGTCCCCGCCATTTCCACCCTCACAAATATTATATCCG